ATGCGTGGAGAAAAGGAGCTGACATCGAGATGCAGTCGCCGACAAAGATCGGCATGGCGATCGACATGGTATTGTGCGAGCTAAAGAGCTTAAGAAAAGTACTTGGAGCAAACTATTCCATAACGTGTTGTGTATGAAACGTGGTGGGATAGAAACCACAGAAGTATCAAATTATAAATAACTTAATAGAATGAACGAAACTTTAAATAACGCAGAAACCCCACCATGTTTTATACACGGTGTTAGCAACGGCCCTTTGATTAAGTTTATAAATGGGGATAGTTTAGAAATTCTTAAATCTTTTTCAGATAATGAATTTGAATTAGGATTAATAGACCCACCTTACGGGATAGGTTTCAAATACAACGAATACCAAGATACGGAAGAAAATTTGATTGAGATAATAAACAAAGCCGTTCCTGAATTAAGAAGGGTATGTAAAAGGGTGTTAATTTTTGGCAGCCATCAAAAAATATGGTTATATCCAAAACCTGATTGGATATTTAGTTATAGTTGGAATACAACAGGTAGTTATGGAAAACTTGGAATATGCCAATGGCAACCAATTTTGTTTTATGGTGAAGATATTAAGGGATTTGGAAGCATAAACAATGTATTAAAATCAGATAGTGTTCATATAAGTGGAGGCGATGGTGTTGGATTTAGGAGATTGGAAAAAATTAATCACCCTTGCCCGAAACCTAAAAACATTATAAGATACCTAATAGCAAGATTTTCAAATGAAAACGATAATGTTTTAGATTGTTTTATGGGTTCTGGAACGGCTGGATTAATGGCTTGGGATATGAAAAGAAATTTCGTTGGAATTGAAATTGATAAACTCTATTTTGATGAAGCAAAAAAAAGATTTAAGAATTTTATTCAACAGCAGCGGCTCTTTTAGGGTTGTTGCTAACGCGTAATTTACGAATGTTTATAAGAATAATAAAACAAAGAATTATGAAAACAAAAATTCAAATTAAAACAGTATTCGAAAAAATAATTTTCGAACACGAAAGCGAAAACAACACAATTATAGAAACTGTAAATGAGTATATCATACAGGAATTGAAAAAAGGGCTTCGCTCTGCCGATTTGCGCTCTGCCGATTTGAGCTCTGCCGATTTGCGCAATGCCGATTTGCGCAATGCCGATTTGAGCAATGCCGATTTGAGCAATGCCGATTTGCGCTTTGCCGATTTGCGCTTTGCCGATTTGCGCTTTGTCGATTTGAGCTCTGCCAATTTGAGCTCTGCCGATTTGCGCTTTGCCAATTTGCGCTCTGCCGATTTGAGCTCTGCCGATTTGAGCTCTGCCGATTTGCGCTCTGCCAATTTGCGCTCTGCCGATTTGAGCAATGCCGATTTGAGCAATGCCGATTTGAGCTATGCCAATTTGCGCTCTGCCGATTTGAGCTATGCCAATTTGCGCTCTGCCGATTTGAGCAATGCCGATTTGAGCTATGCCAATTTGCGCTCTGCCGATTTGAGCTATTTAAAACATAATGAATGCACTGTTTTTCTATTACCTCAATGTCCAGCCGAAGGCTCATTTATATCGTGGAAAAAAGCAGGTGGGAAAATAGTGAAATTACTCGTAACGGATGACGCTAAGCGCAGTTCAGCCACGACATTAAAATGTCGATGTTCGAAAGCTAAAGTACTCGGAATAGAGAATTTAGACGGAACAGATAGCGGTTTAACCGAAATAAAATCAAATCACGATGATAACTTCATCTATCGGGTTGGCGAAATTGTAGAAGTGGATAATTTCGATGAAGACAGGTTTAATGAATGTTCAACCGGAATTCACTTTTTTATTGCAAGAGAATCAGCGGTTGCTTATTAGTAATCCGATAAAAAAACAAAACAAAACAAAACAACAATGGAAAGATTAATGAATTTGACACAGGATGAGATGCTTGCTTTCGTGCAGGCTGAAGTGAAGGAATCGGATATCGAAAAGATGATGGCAACGCATACGATCATTCGGAAATTCGGAAAGAAGTATGTGGTTTGTAAATGCACTCGGCCGCTCGGTTATGAAGCAGATTTTTTGAATTCAGGAATGGCGCTTACAGGTATTTTACTCGAAGGCGAAAGTTTGCGCGACTTCATCGAGTATCGGTTGCGAATGAAAAATGTTTGGAAAATAAGAAGTCGAAGAAGGCATAATTGACAAAAAACTATGGTAAGATTATAAGACACGGAGATGATCATGCAGGACGACAAATGTTTAATAAATGTATTAATACGTGAAAATAGTATGTTATTTAGTTAAAATCGTTCGTTTTTGTTAAAATCGTTTTTCGGTCGTTTTTCGTTTCAAGGAGCGGTGTGCAAATTTTTTTGATTTTTGCTCGCCGCTTCGATTTTTTATTTAATTGTTTATGTTTCAGGTGATTAAGTGAGTTGAAAAATAAAAAAGTAAAATTTTGCTTCGAATTTTTACCGAAAATTTTATTCTCGTAATTATTTGAGTTTCAGGAATTAATGAGTAAAAAATAAAAAATAAATTACTTTATATAGAATATTAAATAATAATTATAAGAGTAGTATAGTGTTCTATATATAGTTTTTAAAACAACTGCTTATTTTATATTTTTCGCTGAAACGTAATCCAGGAGCTGCTTTGAGGCGATAAGCAAAAAAATGTAAATTTATTTTCTGCATTTTGGCTTGTTTACAATCGAATTTTTGATCAATTTCATGGAATTTTAAAAAATATTTCGGTTTTTGATAACAACGTATGAAAAAATTACACTATATTTGGCGCGATGATAAAAATTCAGTATGAAAGTATCGGAATTAAAACCTCTTGAAAAGAACCCGTTCAAATCGGTCGGAGATGAGCAAATCAAGAAGATTGCAAAATCGATACAGGAATTTGAACGCATGATGGAAATTCGTCGAATCGTTATCGACGAAGAGAATAATATTCTCGGAGGCAATAAACGATACTTCGCACTGAAGAAACTCGGATACAAAGAAATCCCCGATGCGTGGATCGAAAAAGTTGAAGGATTGACTGAAGAACAAAAGAAAGAATTCATCGTAAAAGATAATGCACATTGGGGTAGTGAATGGGATTACGAGTTACTCGGTGAATGGAATGTTGATCTTGAAGCGTGGGGAGTGCCTGAAATTGGTTTTGAAGTTAATGCAGATGAATATGGAGAAGATTTTAGCTTAAAAGATGGAGATAAAGAACCTTTTCAACAAATGACATTTACATTTGCTGATGAACAGGCAGTACAGGTAAAAAATGCAATGGCAGACATTAAAAAAACAGAGGAATATAAATACATTGAAACATTTGGTAATGAAAATTCAAACGGAAATGCACTTTATTTAATTGTAATGCAATGGGCAGAGCAAAAGAGATAATAGTAAAGGTAATACCTGCAAATATCGCTAATGAGTTCGTAAAAAAACATCATTATAGCGGCAAGGTTGTGCCAAATAGTACGCTTCATTTTGGTTGTTTCCTTGATGAAAAATTGCATGGAGTTATGAGCTACGGGCCGAGCATTAACAAAAAAGGAACTATAAACTTGGTTGAGGGTACTGGCTGGAATGAGTTTATCGAACTTAATAGAATGGCTTTTGATGATTATTTGCCAAAATACAGTGAAAGCCGTTGCATTGCAATAAGCATAAAATTGATAAAAAAAAATGCACCTCATATAAAATGGGTCATAAGTTTTGCAGATGGCACACAGTGCGGTGATGGAACAATATATAGGGCAAGTGGTTTTCATTTAGTAGGAATTGTTGATAATACTAGTTTAAGGGTAAACCCCAAAAATGGGGAAGCAATGCACGTTATACAAGCGCACCACCTTAAAATGAGTAATGAATTTAGAAAATGGGAAGCCTTAGAGGGTAAACAATTAAAATACATTTACCTAATCGATAAGTCATGCAAAATAACCGTTCCGGTATTACCGTTTTCAAAGATTGATGAAATGGGTGCAGGGATGTATAAGGGTAAAAAGATAACACAAGAGGAGAGGAAAGGAAAATAAAGAATAAAACATGCGAGTGTAGCATAATATAAAGTGCGCTGTATTACCAATACAGAGATGGCGGTTATTCCGACCCACTCGCTCAAAAAAAAATACAAGAGTATGGCACTATACGATAAGCAGGAATTGGTAAAGATGGCAGAGGAAGCTATAAAGCGAAACAATTTGTTTTTCGTACACGATATTGTCGCTTGGCTTCCTTGTAGCAATTCTACTTTTTACGAATTGTTCCCAGATGGCTCGGACGAATTGGATTACCTAAAGAGATTGTTGAATGAGAATAAGATACGCACGAAATCGGCTATAAGATCGAAGTTATTCAAATCGGACAAGGCAGGCGAGTTGCTGGCGTTGTATCGCTTGATATGCACGCCAGATGAGCGAAGGATGCTAAATCAGCAATACATCGAGATGAACACGAACGACAAAGGATTGACGGTTAATTTCATAGACAAGTCAAAAGACGACGACAAATGAACATCGAGACAGGGACAATGTTTAAGATGACAAAGAAAGCCTT